ATTTTCTAGTAAATGTTTTATGTTTTCAATACTCCCAGTATATAAATTGTCAATACAAATGACACGATTTCCTTCTAGTAGTAGTCGTTCACATAAATTAGAACCAATAAATCCAGCACCTCCTGTCACTAAAATTGTCTTCATCATATAAAATATAAAATATAAAAGATTTTAATATTAATATTTATTTTCAAAAAAGAAAAAATTATTGTAAAAAAAGATCATTGACTATATAAATAGTTTCTATATAATCATTCACTTTGAATCCAATGACTCTTTTATCATGAAAGATTTCATAATCATTTCCTCCTTCATGAACCATATCTCCAAAAAAATATATTTTGTCATATTTGTTTTCTACAAATTGTAGTGCAAATGTTTTATCCCAACCCTTTGGAAACATGTCAAAACTAATTTGGCCACCAATGGAAAAATTAAATTCATCTGCGATATCACCTAGCTCTTTTTTTATATTTTTAATTAAATCTTCACGGTAACCATGTTGTTTATCTAATTCATTAAATTCTTCTCTTTCTGCTTGACTACAACTTCTTCCTATCGGAGAAACATTGATTAATCCGCTTCTTAGTTCAATAAAATTGCCTCTTTTTTTAGGAATATTTAATTGAGATAAACAAAATAATATATTATTAATAATAAAATTATATTTATCTTCTCCTAAAAATTCAATCAAGCTTTTCTCATAAAATAATTCTTGTTTGTAAAATGATTTTAATCCGTTCTGTGAAAACATCCAAGTAAAATATTTGAAGTTTTTTTCGGTTAATTGTTCTATTTGTTTTTCCAAATCGGAACCTCCAACAAATCCGATTTCAACATCTTTTTTTAAACTTAATTGGTGGAGACATTCTTCCATTGGTTTTTCTATTTTTTTACGCGGAACTGTTAAAGTTCCATCTACATCAAACAAAATCAAGGTTTTCATTCTTAAATATATTTATATTAAATAAATATGTTTATACTATAAAAAATATATTGCTTCTTTCTTCTTCTCTTTTTCTTTTCTTTTTTTCTTTTCTCTCTTAACTCTTCCCTCTATTACATATAAGGTTTACGTGACTTACGGACGTAGTGTCCTTTACGGTGAAATACACGACTTCCTTTTTTGGTGGTAAAATTCTTTCTTCCTCTACGTGTCTTTGACATTGTACCCTTATGATAACTATAAGGACGATGTGTTTTTCTTAAATAATGACCTTTACGGTGATAAACTTTGTCGCCTTTCTTAGTAGTAAAGTTTTTACGACCTGGATTCGTTTTTGAAAACAAAGAATACATTATAATATAAAAAAATATAATAAAATATAAAAAAATACAAAAAATACAATTATTTTTCTTAAATTGTTTTTCCATTCCATTCCCTATTCTTTAAAAATTAAAATTGTAATAATCCGTAGATGCATTACGTGTAGCGTAAGAATATTCTGGTTTTTGCGGAACAGGATCTGGAATGGTTACAGGAATGTATCTCAATCTTTCAGGTTTCAAACAAAACGCATAACCACATCTATCAAAAAACAAATTGTTTTCTGCTAAAAAGTTGTCTGCATATTGATAACGCATCGCAACCATTTGACATCCAGCTTCTCTACACAAGATTCCACTAGAATTAACAGGATTTATACCAGAATCCGAAAACACAATCGTCATTCCTCTTCTATTAAAATCTGTCAATTCATTAATATCTGGATTGTTTTTAACACCATAAAAATTATAGGCACGCATAAAAATAGAATTACTAGTCATATTTACATATTCCAAAAACTCTTCATTTTCTAAATAAGCATTATTAATTTTATCAACCACTAAAATCACTTTTTTCATAAATGTAAGTAACGGAACTGCACCCAGATTTTTTCCAAGCGTTTCAAAACTATATTCTTTACCAAGCATAATACTTTCATAGGATTGAAAAATTTTCGCTAAATTGCTGTACATTTTTTGATTATTACTTTTAATTCGTAGATGAATAATAATAGGGTCTCCAAAATTAGGAGCGGTTCCACTTGCAAATGCATAGTTACTTATTGTATGCATAACATCTGCAAAAGGTACATAATTAAATGTTTCTTTTACATAATAACTATCTAAGGTACTTGTTGCAACAACGGGTTTATTATCAATGGAATAAATTTCAAAATCTAATCCACGAACCCCATCTTTAAGCACACTTTTTAAATTACATATATTTACAAAATCATTTTTATAACCTCCACCTGAGCATGCATTGTATGCTGTTTTGATATAATAATCATACAAATTTCCCGAACAATCAGGATCATTGGCGTCAATAGATCGCAAATTTCCATCTATTTTTTTGTATAAATTATTCATATAGTTACACTCTGAATTTTCAAGTCTATTAATATAAATATAATAAAAAATCATCATTAATATGAAAAGAAAAATAATTCCCAAAATAATATTGGAGACAAAGTCTTCTTTCATATTTGAAATTACGCTTAAAGAATTTGTTGATGTCATATATCTAATATATAATAATAAATAATATATTATTATTTCCCAATCAAAACAATTAAATAATATTTATTAGTATATATTAATAAATATGGCAGGTGGTCTAATGAACTTAGTTAGTCAAGGACAACAAAATGTTATTTTAAATGGAAATCCTAGTAAAACTTTTTGGAAAGCAACTTATGCAAAATATACGAATTTTGGAAAACAAAATTTCAGAATTGACTATGAAGGAACACCTACTTTAAATTTGACAGCTGAATCTACTTTTAATTTTAAAATCAAAAGATATGCTGACTTATTGATGGATTGTTACCTATCATTTACATTACCCAGTATTTGGAGTCCTATTTTGCCTCCTCGTGAAATCACAAATTCAGATGGTTCAGTCACATATACCGATTGGGCACCATACGAATTCAAATGGATAGATTATATTGGCGCTCAAATGATTAGTAGAATTACCATTACTTGTGGAAATCAAAAATTACAAGAATATTCGGGACAATACATATTAAATTCTACACAGAGAGATTATACAGGAAGTAAACTAAGACTTTTTGATAAAATGATTGGAAATGTTGCTGAATTGACTGATCCAGCTAATTCTGGATCTTATGTAAACTCATATCCAAATGCCTTTTATACAACAAGTCCAGCAGGTGCGGAGCCATCTATCAATGGAAGAATATTATATGTTCCTTTAACTTCATGGTTTGGTTTAAAAAGTCAAATGGCCTTTCCTTTAGTTTCATTACAGTACAATGAACTTCAAATTTCCATCACCATTCGTCCCATTAATGAACTATTTAGAATACGTGATGTCATGGATTATGCTAATAATTATCCATACATAGCGCCAAATTTCAATCAAAATTACATGCAAATGTATCGTTTTTTACAAACTCCTCCCGATGAAGAATTGGGACCTCTCTCTTATGTGGACACAAGAAGTATATGGAATCCAGATATTAATTTAAATTGTACTTATTGTTTTCTCTCTAATGACGAAGCAACTCTTTTTGCAAAAAATGAACAAAAATATTTAATTCGTCAAGTTTATGAAAATATTTTTTATAATGTCACCGGACAAAATAGAGTGCAACTAGATTCCCTTGGAATGGTGGCATCATGGTTATTTTATTTTAGAAGAAGTGATGTAAATTTAAGAAATGAATGGTCTAATTATTCAAATTGGCCTTATGATTATATGCCTAGTCCTTCTTATCCTGGATCTACTACAGGTGACTATCCAAATCCTGATCCAAATAGTCCTAATACAACGCTAGGTCCTGGATTGAATCCTGATGGAACATTATCAGGACTTATGATAAGTGGAGTATATAATCCGCAAAATATAAGGAGTATATTAGTTGCCCTTGGAATACTCTTGGATGGTGAATATAGAGAAAATATATTGCCAGTAGGTGTATTTAATTATGTAGAAAAGTATGTTCGTACGGGTGGAAATGCTCCCGATGGATTATATTGTTATAATTTTTGTCTGGATACATCGCCCTACTCTTTACAGCCATCGGGAGCCATGAACATGAGTAGATTTACAAACATTGAGTTTGAATTCACTACCATTTCTCCACCGCTGGATCCATATGCACAAGTATTAACCATTTGTGACCAAAACTCGGGTGAAATAATTGGAATTAATAAACCAACATGGCGCGTCTTTGACTACAATTTTGATTTATATGTGATGGAAGAGAGAATCAATATGGTGACCTTTGTCGGCGGAAATGCGGCCCTCATGTACGCCACTTAAAAGTTTCTTTAAGCCACTTTGAGAATTTATTATATAAAATGCAAAAAATAAAAAATTTTTTCCAAGACTTTTTTGGAATTTTCATTTTTGGACATT